ATACTTGAACAGTTTGAATACAAATAATAAGCGGAAGCATGTGCTTGAGATTAAGGGGGTACATTTTTCTACATTGCTTATTGCAATAGGCGCATTCAAGAACTCACTTGTTGTACGAACACAGTTTACCGACCCTACGGAGAGTTTCGAGAATCCTGTTAGCGACTATACAAGTGCGATTGTGAATCGTGTGAAGAGTGTGATGAATAATGCGAGGGAGGGATTTCAGACTTCCACTAGCGGCACTAGTGGCACTGGTGACACGGGTACGAGTGGTACTGGTGGTACAGGCACGGGTACGAGTGGTACTGGTGGTACAGGGACTGGTACTCGTGGTACTGGTGGTACAGGCACTGGCACTGGTACTGGTACTCGTGGTACAGGCAGTGGCAGCGGCAGTGGCAGCGGCAGTGGAAGCAGGATAACCAGAACCACAACCATAACCACCACCTCGAACTCGACTGATAAGCCTGGCACACTGAGTAAGGCGGCCGTTAATGGCATGTTTCTGCCCATGGCGGCCGATGATTCTCTTCTAAACGGAACACCTCTTCAATGTGATATTCCCGAAATCGACCTTCAGCGCTGGACGATGGTAACCGTTGTTCTTTCAGGCAAGACGGTTGATGTATACATTGATGGAAAACTCATCCGCTCCTGTATCACACCATCCTATTTTAAAGTGGATCCTACTGAGGATGCGACTATTAGTATAACTGAACGTGGCGGCTTCGACGGCTATATAGGAAATACCACCGTAGGCAGTTATAGCATGAATCCCGATGAAATCTACAAAACATATCTTTCTGGACCGAATGGAGTAAGCTTGGATCTCTTTTCCTGGATAATCTCTATTTTTAAGGGGGCGAAACTAAGTTAACCTTAATTCGCTAATAGCAGGCCAAAACAACTCAAGCCTTAAAGGGTCGAGTTATTTTGGCACAACACGGTAGTAGGAATGAGTTATGCAGGTCAATACGGAATGGCAACAGGAGGCAATGATTCTTCCGGTCAGATTATAGGTGGACTTGGAATCGTAGCATTAATCTTTATTGTTGCATTAACTGGTGAAGTTATATATAAAAGTATCTATGATGCACGAAGCCGCTATCAAACCATTCTCGACTACACGGCGAACTCTCAAGATTCTAGTGTTACGATCCACCAGGACGCATCTAAATATGCTGATGCGAAGCCAATCGGACTATCAGTAAATGAACGCACGGGCATTGAGTTTGCCTATTCGTTCTATATTTATGTTCTCCCTGCAACATTCGCCCCTGATAATCAGGATAAATTCAGGCACGTCTTTCATAAAGGATATGGATTTCCCTGGCCTCTTATGGGGCCTGGGGTGTTCATGAATGCGACAGATAATACAATGAGAGTCGTCATGAACACCTACAAAAATCCGTACACCTACGCTGATGTTACAAACTTTCCTATCCAAAAGTGGGTTCACGTTGTCTTAAACTGCTATAAAAATGGCCTGGACATTTTTATCAATGGAGAGCTTGCGACGAGAATCCCATTTACAGACACACTTCCGTACCAGAACTTTCAAGATATCGTTATGTTTTCAAATGTTCCTGTAGAACTTACTGGCGCACGGGCCCCGCCTGTGTTGGGGTCCGAGACTCTTCGCATCGCAGGGAGTTTTTCTGGAAATCTCTCAAATCTTATCTATACCCGGTACGCCTTATCTGTAACTGAGATACAGAACTTAATGAGTAGAGGGCCATCAACAAAAACAAATACGAAGGTCATGCAGCGCCCTCCCTATTTGGCAGATGACTGGTGGGCTCATCAACAGTTGGCTCGTTAAGACTCGCATCCATGTACCGTCAAGTGCCTATTTCATAGGGTCTTACGTAAGTACCTTAACATATAATCTCTTGTCTTCCAGTAAGGATTTGCCTATGGCAGGAGGAGGTTTATATGCTCTTGTTGCATACGGGACGCAGAATGTTATCTTAAGCGGAAATCCGCAGATGACATATTTTTATAAGGTGTTTAAGCGATATTCCCATTTTGCAATGGAAAATATTACAATTGCACTGGAAGGGCCGAATGAGCCTGGGTTCGACACAACAGTAGATCTCCGGGCAAAGATTCCACGGTATGGAGATCTCTTGTCAGATCTTGTCTTTTCTTTCCATATTCCCGATATTTATAGTAAATATGTTCCTCCAAACTCGAAGCAAATCGGAGGCGATGATGCGAATCCTATTTACCGTGTGTCACAATACGAGTTTCAATGGGTTCGGTATCTTGGCGCAGCGATACTAAACAAGGTAAGTTTTTCGATTGGAGGGCAGAGGATTCAGGAGTTTGATGGTGCCTATCTATTGGCTGCTGCGGAACTTGACCATGACCAGGATTCCTTTCAAAAGTGGAGGATACTGGTGGGAGACACTGATGCACTAATCTCTCCTGGGACAAGTGAATATGCGTCCTATAGTCCGGTGACAACACTGTATTCTGGATACCCAAGTGTGGTACGAAACACTTCTGCGCCAGGGGCGCAGACAAATCGCCCCTCTATTTTCGGGCGTGATATTCATGTCCCCTTATCTTTCTTTTTTTCCGATGCCTTCTCTAAAGCTCTTCCCTTGGTTGGTCTACAGTATCATGAATGTGAAGTTCGAATCACATTGAATCCGATTTCACAACTCTATACCATTCTAGACAACTACGGACATCGTGTAAATCCAGGATGGCAAGTTGCGACGCCTCTAGCAACTGCGCTCAATAATATGCCATTGTATACTTCAGCACCAGATATTTCAGGAAACATTCGCTATTTTCTTACAGATATTGGATTTAGTGTACCAAGTCTTGACACCTGGTCCACATTTTATCCGAGACTTCAAGCGAACTTCATCTATCTTCCACGAGAGGAACAGATTATCTTTGCCACGAGGCCATTGTCTTATCTTATTAAACAAGTCACGGGGTTTCCAAACTATGGACAAACCACCCGCAGTGTGCTTGATTTACAAGCCCATAATCCGCTCACACGAATGATTTTTATCCAGCGTCGTTCAGATAGTAGGTATAGAAATGATTTTGCGAACTTTACAAACTGGTATACCTATCCGGAGTATCCATTTACCGTAACACCTGGTGTCACGGGTATCAGCTATTCCGGTTTACTGTTAGCAGGAATGCAGCAAGAGATGATCCGCAGTATTCATGTACTCTGTGATGGAAATGAGATTCAAGAGACGAAGAATGTCGATTTTTTCACCACATATTCCCCGTACAAGTATGCGAAGGGTATTGGTCAGCTGGGCCTTCCCTTGTATTCGTTTCAGCTCGAAAACTCGCCGGTACAACCCTCGGGATCTTTGAATGCGAGTCGTATTCGTAACTTTCAGATTGATATGGATTTCTGGCCGTTGCCTGTAAATACTAGCTATACGTATGACATTGACATATATGTAGAGAATATTAACTTCCTCGAGATTGTTTCTGGCATGGGGGGGCTCAAGTATGCGCTATAAGCCTACAGGCGAGCAAGCCTACAGGCGAGCAAGCCTACAGGCCAGTAAGCCTACAGGCGAGCAAGCCTACAGGCGAGCAAGCCTACAGGCGAGCAAGCTCCTTGGGCCAGTTAACCTCAATATGGGGCTTTAAGAGCTCCTTGGCGCCTTTTAGCACACGAGCAGTGCTTGGGTCCTTGTTTAACAGGGTCGCAAGTTCCTCTTCATCGGCAACAACGAAGCAGTTTTTGCCATCCTCAAACTCCGTCTTGGAGCCTGTAACCCATTTCGCATTGATAACAAGGGCGCAGCCCTGGTACATGGCCTCCAAGAACGTGTACTGTGAGCCACCACCGTCGTTTTTAATGACGCTCATATCTACGACATATTTAGCGTCGGAGAGAATCTCATCGAGATCCTCAAAACTCTTCTCAAAAGGGCCTTTATAGAAGCGCTTGAAGCCGAGATCATTCAGCTTGAAAAAGACATATTGCCGATTAATGGCACCGTAAATATCAATCGGGTCTTTGAGCTGCTTGTTTGCCTTCAAGAGAATATCCGTATGCTTGTCAAAGTCAATACGGGAGATGCTCACGGCGCCTCCAGGCGATTTGGTCTTTGTAAAGGGATATTCATAAAAGGGATGGATGACAAATTTACTTTTGATTCCGAACTGGTCCTTGAGAAAGGCCTTGACCGATTCTCGGATGGTGATGACCTTGAACCGGGCCAGGTTTCGGAGGACCGGTTCCTTTCCCTTTCCAGAGACTTCTGTAGGATCGTGGATGACAATCATGGTGCCGTCAGGCATTTTGTCCAAGAACTCGTAATATGTCTTATCGATGGCTGTGATAAGAATCCTTCCTTTGGGGAGGTCGTTTGGTGCACGATTTTGGTACTTGACTCCGTAGCCATAGTCCCGCTGTTTCTCTTCAGTCTTTGAGCCGATTTTATAGAGTGGTAGGGAGTATTTTAAGGACAGATGCGCAGTAAAGGACACCCAGCCTCCGTAGATAGGGCGGGCCATGTAAATAAGTTGTATCATCAAGAGCTCTGCTAGGAGCTGGGAAAGCGATTCCCGGAAAAAGCGTACCGAAAAATACGGGGGGTTAGGATAGGTAATCTATGGCAGCCCCCGCAGCTCCAAGTGTGTTTTCAAGCCTCTTTGGAGGAGGTGCGGTGGCACCTACAGACACAAGTAAGGCAACGGCAGATATCGCAAATCTGAACTCTAGTTTTACAGGCATCTCGTCCACCTTGACATCATCGATTTCTACTGCTACGGCACTCTCACCCGAGCTGAAAGGTATGGTTGATACGTCCTCCTTAACGGCCGCATTAGACAGTACAAAAAATCTACAAGAAATGTGTAAGGGCCTCAGCACGGATGAGTGTGCGAAAAAACAGGCGCAGTTACAGGCCGATACTGATGCGGCTCAACTAAAGTTTTTTAAGGATACCTTAGCTGCGCAGGTGACAAATCTAACGAAGGTGCGCACGAAGATACAGGCTCAATATGATGAGATAAAGGCCGAAAAGGAGAAGGCGCTCAAAGGAGGCGCCTTAGTCTTTAAGGGCGATTCCGTGTTTCCGAAATATGATGAACTACTGACAAAAATCAATACGGATATTCAGACTCTCGAGTCCAGTATTCCCTATGTTGTTCCTTCAACAGAAGGATTTCAAAACTTGACTAGTTCCGGGTCAGTGGCGGTCCCTGTAAGGCCCCCGTATCAACTCCCTATCATGACACCCGCATCAGATTATGATTTAGAACATGAAACTATACTCGCATCCTATAATGCGCTTGTTGGAAATCCGTACGACTTAAATCGTATTATGAGAAATCTCAGAACATTTATCGCTAAAAGCTTTATTCCGATTGCATTTTATTTTACGCTAGCCCTATCTGTTGTGTGGGGTGGTATTGTCTGTTCAAACATGTATCTGGAGCCTGAAAAGGATTTTCTTCTAGGGCGTGTATGGTATTTTATTCACGGAATGATAGGATTTCCATTAGTACTCGGATATTCCCTTCTAAAACCTCCTTATTGGGTCTCCGGCATATTCCCATGGTATCCGAGAACTCCCACTGAAGCCCTGGATGAGCTTAACTCGGTTTAGGTAACCCCTACAACTACGCCATAAATGGGTTTATTATTTGATTAGAATAGTTACATAGAGATGCAAGGGGGTCTTTTTGGCCTTCCAACGAGCCTTCCAACGAGCATTCCAACCAGTTTCGATGCGGCCAAACAACAGGCGCTTGATGCCGCAAAGGCGAAGGCCCAAGACTCGGCTACAAGTGTCATGTCTTCAGATGCGGTAAAGTCTGGGTTAGCCAAGGCCGAAGGTGTGGCTGGTTCTGTGGGACTTGGAGATCAGTTCGCAAAAGCTAAAGATGCAACAATCGGGGCGATTGAGAAGGCCACAGGATTAAAGCTATCTGCTTCAACGGTATGCCCGCAGGATCGGATAGATGTCCCCGTGCTAAGTGATGTCTTAGTTGCAACTGCAGAGACCCCATATCAAACCACGAGACTCATGGATTCATTATTTAGCTATGTTGTGGTCGATTCTAGAAATCCCCCTGAAGCAGAGACTGCGCAGAAATCGAAACTATGGTACATTTCTATTGCGAATGCCGCATTTCTTGTAGTCCTTGGTATGGCATACGGGCAGGTAAGCAAATAATGGCGTGTCGTGGTAAAGGTCTAAACATTCTCCAGCGTATCTTTATAGTGATGTCGGTATCGGTAAAACCTAAGGAAACACAGCAACAAGCGGCAAATTTTCCCTTTGTTTCGGTGATTACACCCACCTACAATCGTCGCAGATTCATTCCACAACTTATTGCGTGCTACAGGGCCCAGAAATATCCGAAGGACCGAATGGAGTGGATTATTCTGGATGATGGATCAGATCCCGTTGGCGATCTCTTTAAGAATCTTGGAGTACCAAACGTACATTATATCCATATGCCTGAAAAGCTGACGATTGGTGCGAAGCGGAATATTCTGAATACAAAGTCTTGCGGCGACGTCATTGTCGCAATGGACGACGACGACTATTACCCTCCAGAGCGTGTATCCGCCGTCATTCACGCATTCAAGCAGAAACCCACCTATGAGCTCGCAGGCGCATCCGAGATTTATATGTATTATTCTGATATCCAGGTGATTTACAAACTTGGCCCTTACCATGCAAACCATGCAACAAATGGAACAATGGCATGGAAGCGCACATACGCCGATACGCATCTCTATGACGAGACTGTGACGCACGCCGAGGAAAAGTCATTCTTAGATGGGTACAAGAATCCTATGATTCAACTGGACCCCTATAAGGTAATGCTGGTGATGAGCCATTCGGATAATACATTTGATAAGAAGAAAATGCGGGAAAATGAGAGTAATCCGCTCATTCAGAAGACATCAAGAAAACTACGTGATTTCATTAAAGATGCAGCAGCTCGTGAATTTTTCGCAACGGCATAAGGCAGAATACCTTAAGAAGTCGAGATATCAAAATACAGAAAATCAATGAGCCTGTACTCTCCACACCGGTCTTTTGCGCTTATGGCAGAGACATTAGAACGTGGACTTGATTCAAGCTCTCCTCTTGCTGATGCGCCTCCAAACTCGATGAAAGTGAGTCTCAGGACCCACCAGCAGGCAGTTCTAGCCGCAATGGAGAACTCTGAACGGGAACTCATCTCAGGAATGACATGTTCAGGGGAAACACTGTATTCTTCTTATGGGATTCTAGGAGATTCTGTTGGCGTTGGAAAATCATTAATGGTTCTCGCACATATAGCACGTGTTGCGGCGATGCCTAACTCTCTACAGACCATAAAGACACTTGGTGCGAACTCATCCCATCGAATGTTCAGTATTAAAGATGATAAGGTTACCGATATGAGTGGAGCAGGAGCCCTGATTATTGTTCCCCATACTCTTTTTCGTCAATGGTCTGACTATATTAAAACACAGACGAATCTCACGCATCTGCTAGTAGATAAAAAGAAGAGTATGACTCTAGATACATTTCGTGAATCGGTCATTCAGGCACAAGTGGTGCTTATCAGCAATACGCAGTACAAGGAATTTAGTACATGGCAGCGAGAGAACAGGATTTTGTGGAAGCGTGTGTTTATTGATGAGGCAGATACCATTCATATTGTAAATGGATATCCAAGGCCAGAGGCCGAATTCACATGGTTCATTACGGCATCATGGATGAACATGATTTTTCCAAATGAAACTCTCTATATTCAACTACAGAGTCTTCTTACGCATGTGTTTAATGAGGGGGCGCCCTATGCTTGCCTGAAGCCGTATTTTTCTGAGCTAATGCGGTCAGGGCGGGCGTATAACTATATGCGATTTAGTATGACCTCCTTCAACTTTTTTCGAGATATCTTAAATAATAATCATCGTTTGCGGGGTAAACTGGTGATTAAGTGTAGCAATGAATTTGTTCAGGAGTCTATTTCCCTGCCGGTGCTTTATCGGAGTAATGTGATTTGCGTGGCGCCGATTCATCAGCAGATTGTGGCTGATGCAGTTCCAGCAGATGTTCAGCAGCTCCTTCATGGGGGAGATGTAGCAGGGGCCATTGCAGCGCTGGGTGTCAAGTCTGAGGATACGACCAGTCTGATTGACGCTGTTACGATGAATCTGAAGAAGGAGCTTCAGCGGCTGAAGGCTACCTATGAATTCAAGGCGGGGCTCGAGTACTCGAGCAATGCGGCGAAGGAGACGGCACTGAAAAGTCTGGAGGACAAGATGAAGGGGAAGGAGGAGGCGATTAAGAGTATTCAGGAGCGGATAGAGGGATTTAGCACGGAAGTCTGCCCCATTTGCTATGACCCACCTGGGGAGCCAATGGTGACACCCTGCTGTTCTAGGGTCTTTTGTGGACAGTGTATTCTGAGTTGTAGGACCCGTTCTCCTGCGTGCCCCATGTGCCGTACCGAGTACAAGATCTCGCAGCTTAAGAAGATTGTCGTGGAGAAGGAGACGGAGATTGTCGAGGAGGTTCCTGAGACCGAGTACAAGGAGAAGAAGGCTGATGCGCTGCTGCGGCTGTTCAAGGAGAATCCTGCGGGAAAGTTTCTGGTGTTTAGCCGCTATGATAATCCATTTACGGCGATGGAGGAGGCCATTACAGGGCTGGGCGTCACGGTGAAGCAGCTGAAGGGGAATAAGGATGGGATTGCGTCCACTCTGCGCCAGTTCCAGGGTGGTGATGTGCGCTGCCTGCTCCTGAACTCGCATTATGCGGGATCTGGGCTGAATATTACAGCGGCGACGCATGTGATTCTGCTCCATGCGATGACACACGAGGAGGAGAAGCAGATTCTGGGGAGGGCTTACCGTATGGGGCGCACAGAGCCACTCCATTTCATTAAGTTGCTACACGCTGATGAGATGCCGGTTACTA